GGCCAAAGCTAATCCTAATTATGGAGTATCGGTAGATCCGGTAAACTTCGCTTCAAAAGCAAATAAAGCGCAGCAAAATCACAATGATCTAAATAACTTCATGGTTAAACATTTAAACATGTGGACTAATGCTAAAAACCCATTCTTTAACATAATAAAGTGGGATGAGTGCAAAACATCAATAAAATACGAAGACTTTAATAATAAGAAATGTTGGATAGGTCTTGATCTTGCTTCAAAGATTGACCTTGCTTCAATTGCTTACATTTTTAAGGTTGACGATAAGTATCAGATATTCACAGATAACTTTTGCCCAGAAGAAACTGTTCAAGAATCAAAGAATGAAAACTATCCCGATTGGGTTAAGGATGGATGGTTAATACAAACACAAGGCGCGGCCATCAATTACCCAAAGCTACAAGAAAGAGTAATTCACTCAAAGAAGAATTTTAAAATTGTCGGTATTAATTATGATCCATGGAACGCTACTGAATTTGCTCAAAGGCTTTCTTCTCAAAACCTAGATATGATCGAATTTAGAATGAGTACAGGGAATTTGTCTGAACCAATGAAGAGATTAGACTCATTAATAAGGGAAGGGAAAATAGAACACAACGGAAACCCTCTGTTAAGATGGTGTCTTGGTAATGTTGTTGCTAAGGCCGATGCAAACGATAATTTTTTTCCAAGAAAGGACTCCGAGGAGTTAAAGATAGATCCGATTATCGCAATTATAATGGCCCTTGCAGGTTGGATAAGTGAAGAAGAAAATGAGTCTTGCTATGAGTCACGAGGATTAAGATTCATGTAATGTTTTACTTTTTAAAATTAATAGTAGATTATTTTCAAACTAGTTTATAATTAAGTAGAGGTGAATCATGGGTGAATTACTAAAGTTAAAAGAAGAGAAGTCTCTGACTTTTAGAAATGTTTCGGAAACAAGAGCAGAAATCTTTATCTATGGTGACATTGGCGGTTATTGGGACGATGCTGTTCGACTCGTAGACTTCGCTAAAAACCTAAGAGAACTTCCAGATACAGTTAATGAAATATCAGTAAGAATCAATTCTTTTGGTGGAGATGTGTTTGAAGGCTTCTCAATATATAATCTTTTAAAGCAACATAGCGCAAAGGTTATTGTCTATATAGATGGTGCTGCTATGTCTATTGCTTCAATCATTGCATTAGCAGGAGATGAGGTAATAGCAGGTGAAGGTTCAATCTTTATGATCCATAAGCCGTGGACGTTTTCTGCGGGTAACGCAAACGACATGTCCAACACTATTGACACACTTGACCTAATCGAAGATCAATTAATAAATGTCTACAGAAAAAATTCCACCTTAAGTAAAGTAGAGTTAAAAGGTCTACTTGCTGCTGAGACAATGTTCGATGCAGATCAAGCAATCGAAAAAGGTTTCATTGACAGGAAGATGGAAGATGGAGAACAATCTAATATCGCAGCTTCTTTAAATGTTAATCGCGCAACATGGATTAATAAGAAACCGACAATGAAGTCCGTTAATGAGGAAGCGAAGAAAACAATAAATAATTTTACTAAACAAGCTCAGGAATTTTTAGCTCGTAAATAGCGCAGCGGCCTTAGCAATAAACAGTCATAATAGGAGAAGGATTTTATGAAGACTATCGAAGAAATGAGAGCGCGCTGTCTAGCAATCGTAGCTCTAATCACAACAATTAATGAAAGCGAAGCTTTGTCAGATGAGAATCACACAGAGATTAATACTCTTAGTGCTGAATTTGACGGACTAAGAAAGAATATTGAAGCTAAAGAAAAGATGGCAGCTATTACTGCTTCTGCTTCTGCTTCTGCACCTAAAGTAGCTCCAATGGCCCCTGCAGGGAATACTGTTGTTTCTGAGCCAAAGGTTGCAAAAAACTTTGGTTACAAGCAGATTGGTAATTTCTTTAAAGATGTTGCTAAAAAAGGAATGGGCGGAGACGTTAGTGCTAACCTTAAAAATGCTGCAGCGGTTGAAAAAATCGGTGAAGATGGTGGTTTTTTAGTAGCTACTGACTTTATGTCAGAAATCCAAAAGAAAGTTCAAGGTGACGAGTCACTACTTCCTTTAACAAGACAATTTACAACTGGTTCTAATAATCTCTCATTACCAATTAATGAAAGTGCGCCATGGGACACTACTGGTGTTCAGGCTTATTGGGAAGGTGAAGCTAAGACTTATAGAGATTCTAAACCAGAATTTTCTATGGAAAACTTTAGACTTCATAAGTTAACTGCTTATGTTCCAGTTTCAGAAGAGCTACTTGAAGACGCTACTGCTCTCCAGTCTTTCTTACAGCAAGAAGCTACTGCTGCAATTATGCACAAGGTCAACTCTGCTATCCTTAGTGGTACTGGTTCTGGTATGCCTAAAGGTATCTTGAACTCAGGTTTTGGTGTTACTGTTGATGCTGAAGGTGGACAAGCTGCTGACACAATTGTTTATGAAAACATTGTTAAGATGTATTCTCATGCACTACCTGCTGCAAGAGCTAGAGGTGTTTGGATTTATAACCCTGCATGTGAAGAGCAATTAAGACAAATGAAGTTTGTTACTGGTGCAGCGTCTCCGGTTCCTGCTTACTTACCACCGGGTGGACTTAATGATTCTCCTTACGGTTCTCTAATGGGTAGACCAGTTATTCCTTTGATGGGATCAACAGAAGCTCTTGGAGATAAAGGTGATATTAGATTTGTTGACCTTTCTTATTTTTACTCAGTATTAAAAACTGGTGGAATTGAGCAGTTCATGTCTACACATGTTCATTTTGATAGTGACCTTGTTGCTTTCAAATTCAGAATTAGACTAGCAGGAGCTTGCCCATTTAAAACTCCTGTTGTTACTGAAAAAGGTGCTTATCAAATGTCAGGTCTTATTGATCTAGCAGCTAGATAATTAACAAAGGGAGCAAACGCTCCCTTTTATACATTTTTAAATTAGGAGAAATATATGGAATGTACACTATCAGAAAAATTAGCAATCACATCTGAGAGCATCGTTGATTTAACAGGCGGTATTACAGGTAAACGTGTTGACATGTCAGTCGGCTATAGACTTGGTATCGTTATTGATACCGTTACTGCTGCTGCGGACTTAGTTGTTGATCTTGAGCAACATGATGCTGCTGCAGGTGGAACATCTAAAGCATTAAGCATCTCTCATGTTTACTATGCAAAAGTTGGTGCTGAAACAAAATTCACAAAGAAGGACTTTATTGGTTCTACAATTACTGATGCTACACTTAATGGTGCTAAAGGTATGGTTGTTGTTGAAGTGATGGCAGAAGAGCTTGATAGAGATAATGGGTTTACTCATGTTTCGATCAACTTTACCCAGGGCGCAGTAGCTCGAAACGCTGCTGTAATTTATGAGCTTCATAATTTACGTTCTGAGCCTGGTTACTCACAAGACCTAGCTTAATTACTAAGGCCCTTTAATTAGGGCCTTTTTCTTTAAACTAAATTCGCGGAGAATTAAATGAAGTTAATAAAATTTAACGAAGATAAGATGTACAACGAGTTTCGTTTTGTTAAAGGTTGCGTTTACGAACTAGAAGAAGACTTTGCCCTTAGATGGCTTAAGCGTGGTTGCGTTGAAATCTCTAAAGAAGAGATGAAAGATCAAAAGCTTAAAGCATCTAAAGATCCGCGTATCGTGGAAGAAGTTAAAAAAGAAAAGAAAGCAGACAAGAAACCTGCTCCTGTTGCCAAAGAAAACAAAGAAGAGAAATCTTCTAAAGAAGAAAAGGCAGTAGACTCTAAAGATTCTAAAAAGTAGGATATAACCTATGTTCTTTTCAAAAAGAAATTATCAACCTTCTCAACCTCAACAGTCGAGAAGGTTATTTTATCAAAATAATGGAACACCAGTAACAGAAGACGCAGCAATGACGACTTCTGCTTGGTATAGAGGAATGATTTATCTTTCTTCTCAATTAAGTAAGCTTCCATTTAAAGTAAAAGATAAAAACCTAGAGGTCTTAGAGAACGATAGAGTTACTAAGATTATAGACCTATCTCCAAACACAGAACAAACGTCAATGATGTTTAGAATGTTTATGACTCAAACTGCTGCAGGTCAGGGCAATGCCTACGCAGAGATTGAGAGAGATATGCTAGGAAGACCAGTGGCCCTATGGCCAATGACGCCAGGGCATTGTCAACCATACCGTGATGAGAACTCTAACCTTCGCTATAGAATAGTTGGTGGAGCAATAGACGGTTCTGGTGGAAATGTAATTTTAAAACCAAGAGATATTTTCCATATTCCAAACCTTCACACAAAAGATGGTTTAACCGGAATGGGAATAATAGACTATGCCAAAGAAGTTCTAGGAATTTCTCTTGGCGCAAACATCTTCTCTAATGGAATTTTTGCCAACGGCGGTATGCCTTCTGGTGTTCTTACTGTCCCAGGGAATCTTTCAGATGAGGCCTTCGAGCGAATCGCTGCAGGTTGGAGAGAAAAGCACGGCAATAGAAAAGTTGGCGGAACAGCTATGCTTGAAGAAGGCATGAAGTATGAAGCGTTAATGCTTAATCCAGAAGCTCTTCAATTAACAAGTACTAAAAAGTTTAATGTTTATGAGGTGGCCAGATTCTTAGGAGTCCCACCACAGAAACTATTTGATTCAGACTCTCAAACATTTAAAAATGTTGAGCAAGTGAATATCCAGGTGGCCAACGACACAATTGACCCGTGGGCAAAAGTGTGGGAGCAGGAAGTAGATAAAAAACTTCTTAACAATAGACACGCAGGAAAGAACTCTCAGTTTGACTTGTACGACCTTTTTAGGGGCGACATGGATACAAGGTCAACCTACTTTAAGAATATGTTTGGCATAGGAGCAATAACTCCTAATCAAATTAGAAACAAAGAAGGCATGTCACCATATGAAAAAGGTGAAGACTATTATATCGCCACAAATAACTTTACTCCGATAAGCAGACTTGATGACGTTATCAATTCACAGATAGCACCCAAGCAAGAAGTTAGTAAGGTCGATGAAGAAATTGTTAACTACTTAAAGAAAAAATAGAGCTAAGCTCGTTTAATGCGCAGCAGGTCACTGTTACTATGAAAAAAATAATTGCCTTAATTGACAAGATTGTTAGGGATGAAATTGAGAATAACCTTCCTACTAAGGGTGCTAAAGGCATCAAGGGTAGAGATGGTAGAGACTTTGACTTTGAAGAAAACAAAGATCAAATTAAAGAAATAGTTTCATCTAAAATAACCGAAATTCAAGACACTCTAAAGCTGCACTTTAAAGACCTATCCCAAGAAGACAGAGACTCTTTGAGCTTAACCGTTGATTCTCTATCACTAGAGGAACTTCAAAAGCTTAGAGGTGAAAAAGGCCCGCGAGGACAAAAAGGTAAGTCTTTCACATGGGACGCTTACGCAGAAGAGATATTAGAAACAGTAAAGCAAGCCGTTAACGAAAACTCCCAGGAACTTAGATTAAAGTTTTCAGACTTAACTCAAGAGCAAAAAAGCGAACTAACACTTAAGTTTGAAAACCTCTCAGAAGAAGAGATACAGGAACTAAAAGGTCTCACTGGTTCGCGTGGTAAAAACGGTAAGTCCTTTGAGTGGGAAGATCATTGCGAAACCATAGATGAAATGATTTGCGAAAACGTACAATCTAATCGCAACAAACTAAAACTAAACTACGAAGACCTAACAGAAGAAGAGAAGCAAGAGTTGAAAGGCGAAAAAGGCCCACGCGGACAAAAGGGTAAATCTTTCAATTGGGATGCTCACTCAGAAGAAATATTAGAAGCTGTTCAAGAAAGGGTAAGTGAAAACAGCGAAGATTATAAGCTAAGATTTAGCGACCTAACACAAGAAGAAAAAAACTCTTTAAAATTAACTTTCACTAACCTTTCAGAAGAAAACAAAGAAGAGCTTACTGGAAAGAGAGGCCCGCGAGGCCTTAAAGGTAAAACAGGACTCGATGGAGAAAAGGGTGAACTAGGACTTTCTGCTTTTGATACTTGGAGTAATCTAGGCTTTAGCGGAACTAAGGAAGACTTTATAAAATCCCTTAAGGGATATAGAGGTGCGCCCGGTCTTGCAGGACTAACAGGCGCGGTTGGGCAGGATGGAAAGAACGGAGCGGACGCTCCTGTTATAGTGGATATTGATATTACTCAGAAAGGGGAAAAATTCTTTTTCACTTTCTACTTTAATAATAACACCTCTATTGAAACAGATTATATTAATATTCCAAGCATAAAGAAGTTCTTTAGAAGCGTTATCGGACTCTCTTCTGGTGGTGCGCCAACAGAAGTAATAATACAAGAAAACGGAACCACCAAAGGTGTTGTAGAAACAATAAACTTTACTGGAGTAGATGCATCGGTAACTGTTTCTAACGGAGTGGCCGAGGTAACTTATCAAATAGATCCTGCCAATGTTGTAATAAGAAATGTCCCATGTGACGCATCGGTTTATGTTGGTGCGGCAGTAAGAATGGATTCTGGTGGAACAGCACTTAACGCTCTAGCAGATAATATAAGCAACGCAAATGTTTTAGGCATAGTTGAATCGAAGCCTTCGTCTACAGTATGTAACATAAGAGTCTCGGGTGTCACAGGTGAAGACTTCGCAGGTCTTGATGTAACAAAACTATATTTCTTATCAGATGTTACTGCGGGGTTACTAGTAACAACAATACCAACAGTAAGCGGAACAGTTAGAATCAAAATAGGTCAACCATTTTCAGACAAAACTTTCTTTGTCTCTAAAGGTGAACCAGTAATAAGGGCATAACATGGAAGACGAAATTAAAGAATGTCTCTCACATGAAGAGATGGATAGTATCGAAACAGCGAGCTATCAAAAAAAGCTAAGAGAAGCGCAAATTAGAGAGATTGAGTACAAGAGACAAATTGTGCAGTTAAAGTTTCAAGCTGCTGTGCATGAAAAAGATTATGAAATTTTAAAATGTGATAATATTAAAGCAAGAGCAATAGAAGTCTCTGCTGCCAAGAATGATTCGCATAGAGAGTTCATTGACACATTAAAAGATAAATATAAAATCACAGGTAACTTTGGTTATAATCCAGAGACAGGTGAAATAGTCAGGGAGGACTAAATGAGTAAGAAATTTATTTACATTGATGCGAGTGGGTTTAGCGTTGAAGCTAATTCATACGAATCAACAGACTATATCAATTCCACAGCGGGTGCTGCAGATGCAGCGAAACCGATCTTAACAGATGCAGGTGGACAGATTGATTCAAGTTTTATCAACTTTGGATCAATTGACCATGGGGCCTTAACTGGACTAGCTGACGATGGCCATACTCAATACATTAGAGTAGATGGAACACGCGCCTTTACTGGCAATCAGTCAATGGGTGGAAACCTTATTACAAGTGTTGCTACGCCAATTTCAGCGAATGATGCTGTAAATAAAGCCTATGCAGATTCATTAAGAACAGAAAATGGAATGAAGGGAAATGTTGATGTTGCAACAACAGCTAATATTGCATTAACTGGTGAGCAAACTATTGATGGCTTTCTAACTTCTGCTTCTAGAATTTTGGTTAAAGATCAAACAGATCCAAAAGAAAACGGTATTTATGTTACCGCTGCAGGAGCTTGGGCCAGATCAGAAGATATGGATAACTCACCTACTGCTGAAATAGTAAACGGTGTCTTAATTCCAAGAGTACAAAACTCTGCAAGTGGTCAAGAAGTTCAATCTTTCTATATCTCAAGTGTTGGTACTGGTGTTGATAGCGTTCATACTATCGGTGTAGATAATATTGTTTTTGACCTTTATACAACTTCTACTCAATTAAGTTCAGGTGACGGTATTATAATTAACGGAACAGTTATTGAAGTTGATTTGGCCGCAACAGATCCGGGACTATTTTTTGACGGTAGTTCTGATTTAGGAATTGATTGGTCAACAGCATTTAATGATGCAAAAGCAATTAAGGCCAGTGATCTTGCCTCTGTTGCAAATGCAGAAGGTGCTTCAATAATTGGTATTGAAGATTCAGCAGGTAACTATACAGCAACAGATGTTGAAGCTGCCTTAGCAGAAGTTTATGACCTTGCAAGTGTTTCAACAGGTGAACATGCTTTAGCAGGTGCAGCAGGTGTAGCGAAAGGTGATTTAATTTATTACAGTGCTGCAGATACGGTTCTCCCATTAACGATTACAACAGGATTAAACTGTGTAGGTGTTGCACTTAATACGGCCACTTCTGGTAACGATGTTCGTTACGCAAGATGGGACGAACTAGTAAGCGGTGCTATTGCAGGTGCAGTGGCAGGAACAAAATACTACTGGAGTGGTTCAGCATTAACAACTGTTCAACCAACAACTTCTGGTAACTATGTTTGGCTTGCAGGTATTGCTAAAAATGCAACAGACCTTCTTGCAACAGTAGAATTTGTTAAGAAAAATATTTAATTGGTAGACCGATGGTAGATATAGTTAAGGTTTTAATTGTAGAGAAGAATGGAGTTGAACTTGAGTTTCAACAGGAACATGATTTGTCTGCAGCTAATACAACCTTTGACAAAACTATCATCGGTCAACTTATAAGTGATGACGTACAAGGTGCCATTGATGAGATTAGTACCACCGTTGCCACTTCTGCTTCTCCGGGGTTTTCTTTCGGTAGGGCAAGTAACGTAAACTCAGGAACCTTTTTAAACTGCGAAGGGGTTCCTTCAAACAAAGCAGGACGTTGGGTTTATATAAACGCAGCAAAAGTAACAAGAGTGTTTGTCTCAAGTGAGCAACAAACAACATACACTATTGAAGTGTACTACCATGACGGTAACGAAATTAACCTAACTCTCATGGGAAGTGTTGTAGTTAATAATTTATACGGTGATTCTTTCACTGTTGATTGGCCAGTGCCAACGGATAAACAACTAGCATTAAAACTATCAAGTGGTAGTGCTAGAAATGTTGTGGCAGGTCTTGAACTACAAGGAACAAGCTAATGAGTAAGATATTAAAAAACCAAACAGCAAGCGCAATACTTCTAGGAGATGTTGGAGTAACCATTCCCGCTTCTCCTGCTACCTATACAATTCAATCGACAGATGACTTATCGTTCGCAGGAAGTTCTGACCTCGTAACCCATGTTGGAAGCGGTGACATAATTGTTAATGATGGTACTCAAGACCTAACTTCTTCTGATGGCCTAGACTTAGTAAAGGGATTATTTCCAAAAGAGATAGAGACAATAGCAATAGAAACCGCTGCCTCTAGAGATGCTTTTGGAAGACTAAGAACATCAATGCCAAGAACAATTTTTGCTAGTGATAATAGATATGATATTTTAGACTCAATAAGATGGGATACAGACACGACAGGTGCAGCATCTCTTGTTCATAGTGCTAATAAATCTTCTGAGATAATCTCCACCACTACAGCGAGTGGTGATAAGTTAATACACCAAACAAGACGATATATAGAATATACAAAAGGTAAATCACAAACAATATTTCTAACAGGAAACTTTAAGGAAGCCGTTGCTAATGTAAGTAAAAAATATGGCCTGTTCGATGACCTCAATGGATACTTCTTCTATACACTAGGAACAGAATTTGGAGTATGTATAAGAAGTAGTGTTTCAGGATCTATCGTAGACACTAAGGTGGCGCAAAGTAGTTGGAACAAAGATAAGCTTGATGGTACTGGTGCTAGTGGTTACACTTTAGATATTTCCAAACAACAATTCCTAACGATAGATTTTGGTTGGCTCGGTATAGCAGATGTTAGGTTTTTTATTATGATTAACGGTGAATTAATTTTAATTCACACATTTACTCATTCTAATGTGATTGATGTTTCATATAGTCAGGCAGGAACGTTGCCAATAAGAATAGAAATAGAAAACACAGCAGCAAGCGCAGGTTCTACCATTGAAGTTACATGTCAAAGTGTTCAATCAGAATCACTTCCAGACCTACAAGGGCCAGTTTATATTGGCGACAGCGGAACAAGCGAGACAAGCGTAGGGACAAGTCCGGTCATACTGAACGGATTAAGGCTAAACCCATCAACCAATCGTGCCTCAATAAAACCAGTAGACTTTAGAATATTGGGGACTTCTGGTAATTCAACTCTACATTTTAGAGTCCTGCTAAACCCGACAATTGTTGGGGGAACGTGGGCCAATAACGCTGCAGGATTAGCACAGGGATTAACTGGCTACACATCATTTTCAGGTGGAGCCGTTCTAGATTCTGGTTATATTCAAATAGGCGGAGAAACACTAGTTAGTGAATTTATATCAGACATATATTTAGGAAGATCAATAAACGGAACATCAGATGTTTTAGTACTCGCTATTGAAACACTGTCATCAAACTCAAAGGCCTTATTTTCTGGTAAATGGAGAGAGTACACATGAGCTATGGAACAAGTAATCCATTATTGGACGCAAGGCTTGAAGGGCTATTTAGGATTGTTGCACCAGTTGGAACGTCTACACACTACTACAACTTTGATTTTTCAAACCTTGACGCAGGTGACGGTAAAGGGTTTTTTAACGGTATTCAGATTAAGACGAACGGAGCAAACTTTGGAGATTATGTAACACTGTCTACAGAGTATTACGTTCCGCCTTTGGCAGAATGGAAACGCTATAAGAAGTTTGGAAAGAATTTCTATGTAACAGATAATGACGTTTCTCCAATAATATTATTCCCAACAAAGCCCAGTACTGGTGTTAGGCTTAAGGTTGTTTATGAAAACACAGGAGATAGTGAAGTAGGTGTATTGGCCAATGGTTGGATTTTTGTAGATCAACAATCAGTTGATACAACATCAGCTAAAGAAGGGGATGATTGGTAATGATAATTCAAATATTAAAAGCAAGATCAAAAAAGCGATTCGCTCCGCTTGCTTGGATTATAAGAAAGAGTCAAAAGACAAAGCATAATCATTATGCAATTCAGTTCACAGATGAAGACGGAGTTGTTTGGTGTAGTGATGCCAAAGCAAAAGGTGTTAGAAAGGTAAGCTACCATGAATGGATAAAGCAATATTCTATAACCGACTCAGTTAGTATCGACATGAATACTGATAGCGATATTTTTAACGCATGGGTTGATGGCAAAGTAGGTGCCAAGTATCCTTTTTGGCAATTGATCGGAATAGGCGCAATAACTCTAGGCATCATAAAGCGAAACCCTTTTGGAAAGAATAAAAGATATTTAGTTTGCCATGAGTACGTTCTTGTCACACTAGCAAGATTTCTAAAGTTAGACATTGGTGATAGTGACGATTATGATTTTAGAGCAGCAGACCTAATAATTAACTCGGTAGCATCTAATGAATAACTCAAAGTGTGGTAAAATCAAATGTAACAATTCCATAATTTGGAGCTATTGATGACTGAGTACGAACTTATTAAAGACCATATAGACATGCGGTTTGAATCACTAGAAAAAGAGTTAAAGAGAAAACACAGAGAAGACATAGAAAGAGACAGAAAAATAGAGAAGATAGAAAAGAAGGTTTTAACTTTCGCAATATTAATCTCTCTTCTCATTAATGGGCCAGAGGCCATAAGCATATTACTTAAAGGAATATTGTAATGCTAGTCACACTGGACGACACAAAGAATTATTTAGCAGTACCACTTGGTGATACAACATATGATGTATTCTTAAATTCACAAATAGCCTTCCTCTCTTCTGTTATCGAAAGTTACTGCAGAAGAAAGTTTGAACAAGCAACATATACTCAAGAGTTCTTCCTGGATCAGTTTGATGACATATCACAAAGAAGACAGTTATGGGCATTTAGTTTCCCAATCATATCGGTAACAACAGTAAAAGAAGTTATTACGGTTGACGGTGTTGATGATGAGACACTTGTTGATGCTACCCAATACAGAATACATAAACCCTTTGGTAAGCTTGAGAAGTTTAACGAGTATGGTTTAAAAGAAAACTGGTTTGCTTGCATGTCTCAAGGCTACATGGCCAGAGTTGAAGTTGTTTATGATGCAGGTTACGCAATAGTCCCACTTGAGATTCAAAACGTAATGTTTGAATTGATAGCTGAGAGATTCAATAAACATAAGTCAGGAATAGACTTGAACTTTGGTAATGATGTTCAAAGATTTAGTGTCCCTGGCGTAATGTCAATTGACTTTGACTACACTCTTCAAAACAACGAGAGAAATACAAGGTTCGGAATGTTTATAAAGGGTTACTCTAACGTCTTAGATATGTTTAGAAGTGAACGTGCAGTGCTTGGAACCATAAAGGATAACTATGTCAGTTAAGCAAGCCTTTAAAGTTGTTATAGCAATGCAAGGCAGAGAAATGACATACAAACGACCAGATGCAGTTCCGGTTATTGGCACTATTACAGCAGCACCATCTAATTATTTTAGACAAACTATTGGGCCAGAAGAGATAACTATTAACTCAAATGAAGTTGTTGTTATGGCAGATTCGTTTACGGCCATAAATATTGATAAACCAAAAAAAGGTGACAGAATAATTGATACCATTTTTGGAGACCAACAAATAGACAGAGTTCTTGAAATGATAATCATGGGCGAGCTTATTGCTTACAGGGTAAGGTTTAGATAATGGGAGCTTTAAACTTAGGTATCACTATTGAAACAAGAAAGGGTGGTACTCAGTATAATCTTGGCTCTGGTGGGCTTAAAGGTTCGATGCTAGAAGAAGTGGAGCATATTAAAGATGTTCTAATTAGCACATCTATTGAGGTATTAAGAGAAGAGCAAAATAATGGCTTTGATAAAAAACCAAGAACAAGAGTAGATAACAAATTTAACAAAGACCTGTTTGGTGTATCTCCTTTTGGTAAGATAGAATTTTTTGCTAGACAGTCAGCACTGAAAGTACTGGCCAGTGTTTATTCTGAAATACATAAGAGATCGCCTAGAGTAAGTGGCCAATACAGGGCCAGTAATTATGTGTTCTTTAATACAAGGCTAGTGGCCAGAAATATTGGCGAGTTCAGATCATTTTTAAAAGCAAGAAAAGAATTAAGCTTTGACGATAAAGATGTTTTCCGATTTATTAACGTAACACCATACTCTAGAAAGCTAGAAAGGTTTGGTGTTTCTAAAGGAAGACAAAAAGAGAGAACTAGAAAGCATACAAGAAAAGGGAAGGTTGGAGTGACAAAGGTTCCTAACGGAGCTTACGCTTTAGCGATAAGGGCAGTAAGAAAGAAATCAAAAGGTGCCTTTGCTGCAGCTAAATTTCTTTACCATAAGAACGGTGCCAAAGGTATTAACATTCAAGGTGGTAATGGATTTAGAACTTCGTTTGTTAAGACAGGACAGCC